TAAACTGTAAATAATAAGACGTTTCTGAATACTGATTATTTATATCAACTGTTAAGGTTGACAATGCGTTCGTAGAATTATACGTAATTCCACTTTGACCAAAACTGACGTCTGAATATGTAGTATTCAATGTCTGAAGGCTACTATTTACTTTGGATATTAAATCAGTTGTATTATAATTACCCGCAGGTATTTCAACTTTATAATCATGTTTTCCTTTATTTATACCTTCCACATTACCTTTTATATAGAAGAAATTACTTCCGAATGTATTGCTGATTGTATACCATGTGTAGGGTATATTTACAGAATATAATTTTATTGAAAGTACATTACGTATAGGTTCAGATAACATAAAAGTAAAGTCTGTAGATAACAGATTTTTATTTTCCCGGTAAGCACTGTGAATATGAATAACGCGTTTTATGGTTTGTTTCAACAGGGGATTTTGATTATCTAATTTTACTTCCACGGTTTTCACCGAAACCGCATCGTTTAGAATATTGGGTTTCAAACTATCATTTTTTCCGGCATTAGAAGTAGTAACCAATGCTGTCGTAGACTGCATTGCTGTTGTAAAACCTTCTTGTACAACCATGTCATCATCCTCCTTTTCCACTTGATCGATTTCAACAGTGTCGAAAAAACGATTGTGTATGTCTTCGAAAAATTTTTCCATGGGTCTTGCATCTTCGCTGTCCATATTCCTGTATTTTTCGATAAAAAATATGATCTTGGCCTCGAGTTCTCTATCGGTGGGAGAATGATGTATATCTAATAAACCCAATAGTTCTTCATCCGTAAAATCGTTGACGTTGTAATTCATTTCTATACTATATTTCTACTTTTCTATTATCCTTTTTCTAAACATTTCTTTTACGAAACCCACTAAATCAAATTGCGACGAAGAAAAGTCGAATATAAATTCGAGCGAAAACAACTTCAAACCTTGACCTCGTTTCATATGTTTATTGCCAGTGAAACACAGAATATCAAGTTTCTTCATTATCGTCTCTTCATCCTCGTCCATTTCTGAGCGGTCTATTCTATGTTTTCCGATGAAGCAATATCGATTGTAATTGCCATTGGTGTAAACATTGTATTTCTGTATTTTTGGGTGATTATTCACCAGTCCAATTCCCATTATCTTGTTTATGTCGTTGTTCATTTCCAACACAAATACTTTTACGTCGAGAGGCACTTTTGCGCAAAGGGGGGCGGGAGAACAATAAATGCAGCTGGCCTTTTCGTTTTTTTCTATGAACCGCCGGTTTTCCTCCCACGTAGAATTGTTGAACCTGGTTGTTAAAATAAAATTCTGTAGGGTTTTATGGTAGTTCCTCAGAATTTTCTTTTTCTCCAATGGATGCAACACCACGTCGGATGTGGTTTCGAGCGTGGTTTCAGGCACGGTTTCGGGCACGGTTGTCATTAACAATTTGATTTTATTTTGCTGTTATTCTCTCCGTATGTGACCATAATTCTTTTCAATTTTTTTGTCTGTGTAATAGGTATAAGATGCAATCAGAAACAGCAATTATAGACGTTTATTTAGAGAACATTCAAACTGAAAACAACCTGGTAGAATACACCGAAAATCATTTGAATAATATTACTTTACCCTTTTCTCGATCAAATTCATCAACGTTTGAAATCAGAAAGGCGGTACTCGACAGTCAAAATATCCAGTCGAATAAATCTGTTGGGAATACAGAACCCGACACAAACATTGACCAATTTAAAGAATTCTTTTACCAGCAGTACACGTCGAACATGAGCCCCGCTGCATCTGTATCTTCCGACAGTTTAGAAAATAGCGATATTGAAGAAGATTATTCGGAAAGGGGAACATTCCAATTGAAGAATGGATCTGTTGAGGTAACAAAATCTTATAAAAAATGTTCGTACAAAGATATCGAAAAGGAAATTGATAAATACTACAGGGATCTCGACAATAAACAATATACGGAATTGGACATTATTTCCACCTACGTGAAAGGACAAAAAAATTTATATAGTAAATCGAGACAATATTTGAAATTTAAATTAAACGTTTTAACCATAACCTGTCTCATACTGACCACATTGGTCACTATATTTACCGAATTCTACTGTACTGTCGAATGGACTAAACCGTTAATCACTACAATGAACTCCGTCATTTTTCTTTTCGTTTCTTTAATCAATTATCTTAAACTGGATGCATCCGTTGAAAAATTTTCACAAATATCCGGCTTTTATGACAACATCGGTATTTCGATTGAGCTCATAAACAGCAAACTTCTTTTTATGCAGAAAGAAAGCGATCGACGAAACGTAATCACCAAGAATTTTAAAAAAATAGAAAAGAAAATGATTGAGAATAAAAAAAAGGAAGACGTTGTTGTCCCCCCCGAAATTCAAAAAATCTATCCAATCATATACGGTCTCAACATTATATCCTTTATCAAAAAGAGTGAATTGTACAAAAAGAAGATTATCGAGAAATTCAGAGACGTGAAAAACGAAATACAATGTGTTCTTCATAAATGGAAAGTACACGAGGTTTCCGGTATCCAAAAGACGAAGGAAGAAAACCGTGTGAAATATCTCTATGAAATAAAGAATAAAATCTGTGAAGAAATAATGGAATTTCGTGTCATATATGAAGTGTTGGAAGATATCTTTACAGAAGAAATCAGAAACTCGGAGAAATACTCTGTTATCTTTATCCCCTTTACCGCTTACCTGACACCCGTAAAAAAAGAAATGCATCCTATAATAATGAAGCAATTCTTAACCTGTTGAGTGCACTTTGCACATTTATACCTGGTTTCTGGAATGGTCGCCCGTATACACGACCTTCCAAAACCAGGGCATTTCATGAACCAATTTGATAGAACCCTTTTTGTCCATCAATTCTTTTACGTTTTTCACAGTATTCGTATCGACATTCCAATACAAATCTACGATTATTCTCTTGTAATCTTGTTCTTTTCGCAAAGGAATTTCTTTAATGCGATATATTTTACCGATATTCCACTTTTTAAAAACGGCGGATATGTATTCCAAAGACACGGCAGTTTCTACACGCGGTATACAAAAAGATACATATTCGTCTTTTCTCATTTTTACTGTAGATTTGCCTATTCAATATTCAATTGTGTAAAAATCAATTTTTTACATAATCGATGTTACAAAAGCCTCAACCGAGAATCGAACTCGGGACCTCCAGTTTACAAGACTGGTGCTCTACCGCTAAGCTATTGAGGCGTTAACCAGATAAGATATGGTGAGAGTAGGTCTCCCATATATTTCTTATTTGGTGTGGACTGTCTCGTGTAAATCTAATATAATTGGACGGTAAAATGGGGGGTATTTGTATAATTTTATACAATTATATTAAAAACACATTGCTGTTTCGAGACATATTATAATATGTCATTCTTTTTAAGTTAAATACACGAGAAAACAATATATTTGATTTTATGGAACCGGACAATTTCGACACTTCTTGGATCGAAGAACAGGAAAAAATGCAAGATATTCACCAAAATATCGCCAAGGAAAACCAGACCAGCATAAATATTTTTTACGTATACGTCAACAAAAACAATGATGTCGATAAAATCACACACGAAAAACATTCTTTAGCTACAAAAAGTTCTCGCATCACTAAAGAAAATTTACTTGGAATAATTCAGTCTAAAAAGATCTACACTCCGTTTTCCAAATATAAATTCGAAGACGTTATTTTATATAGTGTTGAAATAGATCCAGAGAACATCCAATCATACATCTCAACCGAAGCGGATCCTCAACAGTCACCATATTCCAAGGTTCTCCCTTTTATTGGGGACATTGTTATTCCAGAGACGGTTTTCATTTTCCACGACATCAACTGCCTCTTTTTCATTTTCAAAGAATACGAGTTTCAGAAAACACATAAAACCACGCTTAAATCAATCTTAAAACCGTCTGGAGAAGGAGGAGAACATAATATAAAACACACGAAAAAGGTTCGTATTCAAGTGTCACCTGAGGATTTTTATTCCAATACCAGCAAGAAGAACCGGAAAACCAGAAAACTAAAACTAATTATGAAACATATGCCCATATTAGAGAACTCGGCGGTGTGAAAAACACTTTACAGAAATAATATAGAAGATTTGGGTGTTTCTAGTATATATCATGTCGGCAACATTATCGACAGCTCCTTCCCCGAAACTGCGATACTCCTTGTACCACTCTTTTTTTCAAAGAGAAGTCGTCTTTTTCTATTTCCAAGGGTTTCGTAAACCAAATAGAAAACACCTTTCGGCATTGGCAGACCGTCTCGACAATGTTCTCTCTTGTCTAAATTATAAAATCAATAAAAATCAAAACGAAGGATCCGAAGATTGGAGCGGTTATTTAAATCAATTCTGTAATTTAATTTCGCACATAAGATACGAAAAAGGAGAACACGACATGACATACATGATGTTGTTTGTTCTACATCGACATTTTTCTTCTGTTGCCCATAATTTTATTCATCTGTTACTGGTTACCCATGGATTTTGGAGAGATGCCAAGTATTTGTCCGAATACGTTTATTCCATAGAAAAAAACAGTGATCATCCGATCATACAACTTTGCGTTTCAACGATGAACCGACAGCTGTATTCGGATTTACGCTCACAAAATTATGCTGTTGAAGCCGCCCCCGATACTGCAACAGATATTCCTTCAAATGTTGCAAAATGGATACCGAGAGAACACAAGAAATTTGATTGGCTGTATACTGAACTGGTAATTCATTGGTTCTCTACATACTGTTACGAAAAGGTACCTTTCACGATGATGAAAAAAACATACAGAAAACAACTCTCCTTTCTCAACACCAAACTGGATACCACTCAAATTAAACAATGTTCTCGAAACCACTCCGAAATCGTTGCGGAACGCGTTACCAAGTTCACCTTTGAAAAACAGCCGGGGTTGGTTGACATATCCAAGGAATATTTACAGGAAAAATATAATGGCGGTAGAGAACCGGTTTCCGATGATAATATACTGTTGAATAAAAAACATGGAAACCAAAAACGACACCATGACATGGATTTGCCGATCTCGAATTACGTGAAGGAAGCGTTTTCTCTATTGACGATATCGAGAACCGACTTTCGAGTGAATTTGTTAAACGCAAAATGGGAACGGTTCTCTGAATATTATATCAAGACGTATTTTTCGCAAAGAGACATAATACCGATGTTGGATGTTTCGTTCTCGATGCAGTCCGATGAAGAGACTTATTACACCGGAATAGGTTTGGCTATTTTGTTGTGTCAGATAAGCAGTTTGGGGAAACGAATACTCATAATCGATAACATGCCGACGTGGCTGAATTTGGAAGGAGCGACCACCTTTTTGGAAATGATTGATACTTTTGACATGGTTACTGCGTCGTCGCGATCTACATGTTCAAATATATTGGCTGGAATAGATATAATTGCGTACTCGGCTCAGAAAACCCAGACAGAATACATGTTGAATAAACTCCACATTGTTATTTTGTCGGATTTCTCGAATTACGAAAATGGCGGTTGCACTGATTTGATAGACGATGTTACTGCGGCACCTTTGCAGTCTTCATTACATAACAGTCTTATTCAAAGATTGCAGTTATGTAATAATGTTGTGCCTAATGTAACTTACTGGAATTTGTCGAAACGCGGATTTGTCGAGTTTCCTTGTTCAATATATCAACAGAAGGTTCTCTTTTTGTCTGGGTTCTCTGCTTCTCAAATAAAATCCATCATGAAATATAACAATCATCCGTATCATGGGGTGTCTTCTATTTTGAAAAATTTTTTCGGTGGCATAAATTAGGAGTATTTATGATTTGAATATATTTCTTTTTTCCTCAACTCATGTATCATTTTCATCATTGTCGTATGTTTCATCTCCCTGCACCCATTTGAAGTCTTCGTCAGGACTTGGGGTCTCTATGGTCTCTGTTGTCTCTGGGGGAATGAACGGATATAATTGATTGACTGGAATTCCTATAATTAATGCGCCCATATTTATTGTGGTGTTGGAGTCGGTTTGATAACCAAATTGCATATATGTATTATTATATTCATAGTTATTGTTTAAAATAATTTTTTCTGGTTTATCCAAGCATGATGATGTACATTGAATTTCTGTTATATTAATAGTATTAGGTGATGTAGTTATAATTGATGGTGGTTCAGTATATATATCTCCTCTGTAATAAGGAGTGAAAAAATAAATATTATAAGAAGTATTTATTAGCATTGCTAATTTTCTACGATTATTTACACTATTATTGCCTGGACGGTCAGAAGTACCAATACCGATTGTTCCAATGATTACATCAATAGTCTCAATAGGATCATTACTTTCTAGTTTAAATGTTAATGAACATGCATTGGGTGTAAACGATTTTGGACTAACAATATAATAAATATAATCGTTGTCGTCACTCAACAATGGCGGTATAAGATTATCTGTATTATCGCTATTGATAATAATATCATAAAATATACTGTTGTCATAATTAGTAAAATAATAATTAAAATTAGAAGTGGTAGCAGAGGCAGTTGTTTCAGCGGGTGTAGTTGATTTCGATATGAGAAAATTTTTTTCTGGAGCGGCAGTGGTAGTAGAGTAGGGTGTAGTTGTCATAGCTGCAGTGGTAGTAGAGTAGGGTGTAGTTGTCATAGCTGCAGTGGTAGTTGCAGCTGCAGTGGTAGTAGAGTAGGGTGTAGTTGTCATAGCTGCAGTGGTAGTAGAGTAGG